TTCATTAATTGAGAAACTTCAGGGTGATTTTTTTGTCTTCCGCTTGTAGCTTCAAATTCGATTCCGGTAATGTTGCAATTTGCTTTCATCTTTTTAAGTTTTAGTGTTGTTGTTTGATGAAGTAAATATACAACATATTATAACTCTCTCGACATTTTATTGAAAATATTTATTTCACAATGTAACGTGCTATTTATTAGCACATTACATTTATAAACATAATAATAATAAACTGTATTGCAACTTTTTACATCATTATTTTAGTAGTAAAACGTCAGATTATTACTAAAAGGGTAAATTGAGCATTAATTATTTATTTACTTCACAACAATCTAAATCAGTAGGTAGCACTTGTGCTACACGCAGCCGTTATTGGCAACCGTAGGACACCCGACATCGAGCATCCTACGAACCACAAAATTAACTTACACTTTCAGAAGGCGAAAGTCTCCACAAACGTTCATATAAAATTTGGCTATAAGTAACCATTGCGTTTAATTGGATTTTTAACAATCCACGTTGAACATTGTCAATGCTATTGAAAGCATCACTTTTTGAGAAAACCTCTAATTTGGCAATCTTTTCGTCTAATTGGCTTTTTTCTTCTGAAAGCCTTGAAATGAAATCACTCATATTGTTTTTGTAGGTTTTATAACTCCGCCCAGAAGTTTTATCGTTATTTAATTATTTCTTTCAGTACTTCTATTTAACTTCAATAATTAGCTTTCCGATCTGCCTCAAATTGTGCGTATATTTCATCTGATGTAAATCCGCCCTCAACATACTGATCGAACCACAAGTTTTGCTTTATGTCATAATACAATGCTCGCCTACAAACATACCGGGCATATTCGTCAGCTACCTGTTGTGCATAATCATCCATTGCATTAATTATTGAAGGATAATACATAACTATATTTTCATTGAAAGGAATTTCCGGGCATCCATATTCATCAAGTGTTTCTACTGCTGTTTTCATGGTATTTTTTTTTAAAGAGTTATGCAAGGCATTTATACTCAGTAAACCTACCTTGCTGTAAAGCAATTTCTATTGTACGGCTTTCAAAATGTCCATTTTTTATCCGATCATTGGCTACTCTATCACAATCATCAATATCCAAGCATTCCCATATATGCCCGGTCGCATATCCATGCCGGATTTCACCAACAGCCTTTAAGTGTTTCTCTGTTGAACGTGTTCTGTGGCAAATTCTACATTTACCATTTTTTGCTTTTTGCATTAAACCATCTGATGCCATTTGTTGTAAATGTTAAAAATTTTTAGGTTTAATTTATTAAACTTTGTATAGTGAATCGTTATGTGTAATGGTTAAAGAGACACTGATGTCAGATTAAACTTCTTAATTACTTTTACACCATTATCATCAATTTCGTAATCTACTATTTCACCCATAATTTTCATTTGTTGGAAATTGTCGAAGTTTACCGCTTCTTTTAATATTACATTTCCTTTCAAATCAGGTTCATTAAATCTTACAACGTAACAACTACACATAGCATCGGGTATAGCACATTGCTCTTCGTTTTTCAAATTATCATTATTCATATATTTAATATTTAGTGTTTCAAATTAAGTTCTATGTAAGCAACGCAGTTAAATAATCAACTTGTCATCCGCCTACCTCATCATAAGTCCACCCAGTGTATTCCTTATATAAGTTCGCCGGTCAATCAAAACGCCGTTCTTCCATCCCGGCTTGTCAATAGTAAGTAGATCGTGATACGCACCTGATACGATCATGCGGAGGATTGTCGGGGACTTTCTGAACTCGTTCCAGACTTCTAATTTACTACGCACCTTTCCGTCTTTATCCGAAAAGTGCTTTCCGATCATCTGGAAATGAAACCATGCATAGGTATATGTCTCGAATACGCCGTCATTTTTTAGTGGGTCTTTCATATTGTATAATTTTTATGTAAAATTACAAAACTATTAATGTATTGGTGCTCATTTACCATTGATATATATCAATATAATATTGATACTTTGCTTTAAAAAACTAATTATATATCAACCAAATTTCGAATGCATATCATCACTTTAGCAGCACCAATTTCAAAAAAGGGTCGTAAATTTACATCCATGAAACAGAACGAACTGTTTCGGTAAAACTTCGCAAAATGAAAACCTTCAAACTAACATTTGTAAACACATCAGGTAAGATTGATTTTGTTCTTATTGACGCAATCTCATACAGGGAAGCTCAATTAATAGGGGATTCAGAAATGGGTAAAGACAAAGCCTTTTCTCTTATTGATGTTACAGATCGTTTTGTTGATGCTGACGGAACGATAACAAATACATATTTCAAAAGGATTTATTAACGATCCTGTTCCTGCGAAGTCAGGCGGTGGGGATAACCGTACAACCCCTTTCTTTTTAAACCAATTAAAAACCTTACTTATATGAAAAAATTATTTCCAATCGGACTGACCCTAATAGGCGTTATTACAATTGCCTTAATGTATTTCTTCCCTATCCTTATTCTGTGGATATTCCTGGTTATGGAAGCAATTTCTTTTGCGTTCACCTGGTATATTATAAAAACAGCGGAAAACGCACCGAAAGCAGACCAGGATTTCGACACTAAATTTAGGGAGGAATCGAAATGACCTGGGGCGAAGATTACAATGGTGGCCCGGCACATCGAGGAATATGCCCTGAATGCGGGAAGGATACTTACACGTGTTATGATGAACTTTGTGAGGCTTGTTGCCCTGAAGAGTTAGATGAAATCACCGAAGAAGAATTAGATGAATATGTTAATACCTTTAAAAACTTAGTAAAATGAAAATCGAACTGATTAAACAAGAAGAATGGGATCAGACCTGGTTCAAGGTCGTTATTGATGACCCGTATTCATGCAAGTTCTTCACCAAAGAAGAAGAAGCACTAAAACATTATAACGCTATAGTCAATCACAGCATATCGGGGCCGGTATTAACAATACTTAAATCCGTGGAAATATGAACAATATAACCAAATTTGAAGGAGACATTGAACGCCTCGTAAAGCAGGATAAGATCATGGTGGCTCTGAATCAGTACCCGCCGGCGGAATGGGTCAAACAGCATCCATATATTAAAGATTTCAACTACTTGCCAATTGAGCGGGTGGAGTGGCTTCTGAAAACATTTTTCAAAACAATGTATAAAATCGAAGTCATTAAGACCGGGACACTGCTGAATGCTATCGAAGTAACTGTTCGCGTCCATTATAGATATTCCGATTCTGAAGAGTGGATGTACCATGATGGTGTAGGTGCTAAGGAAATACAAACGACAAAAGGCAGCGGAGGGTTGAATCTGGATTTATCTAACATAAACCGGGGAGCCGTGGAAATGGCACTCCCTATCGCTAAGACAATCGCTATCAAAGATGCCTGCGACCACTTCGGGAAGCTATTTGGCTCTGACCTGAATCGCAAACAGCAGATTACCTATGCAGAAGACACGAAATTGCAACCTGTTGACATAGGAAGCGATCTATTCGCCAAGATGAAAGAGGCTGTTAAATCTGGCCAATACACCGTAGAACAGATTGAAAAGAAATATACATTAACTAATGAAGCAAAGGAGGCATTGAATGAAAACTAAAATAGAGGTAGATAATCATATACATATAGTGTCAGATGAACCCATAAAATATGGGGACTATTGGATTTACATACATAAATTTAAAAACATACCACAAGATTATACGATAACTAAAAATAATTTACCAGAATCGTGGTTTGAAAAATTATGGGATAAATCCAATTATAAAAAAGTAATAGCATCAACCGACAAAAGTCTAATGTTACCAAACCCCGAACAATTATGAAACAATTTAAACTACGTGCCAGTGCAGCGGGCAACCTGGTCCCAAATGGGAAAGGCTCGTTAATCTCAGTAGGTGGGAAAACCTACCTGAAGGAATGGCTTACATCGCAGATTTACGGCGTTGAAAAGCAGATCAAATCCAAGTACATAGACAAGGGAGTGGAGATGGAAGACGAAGCGATTGATTTCGCCGTTAAGATGCTGGATATTGAATTTGCACTCAAAAATGAAGCTTTCTTCGAGGACGAATATTTCACCGGAACGCCGGATATGATTCTGGAAGATTCGATCATTGATATAAAAAATAGTTGGGATTGTTTTACCTTCCCTTTGTTTGAAACGGAAATCCCGAATATGGATTATTTTTACCAACTTCAGGTTTACATGCACCTTACAGGCAAACGCCGGGCAACGCTCGTTTATGTTTTACTTGATACCCCGGCAACGAATTGGGATGCTGGAATCGTTTACCAGGTTGACAACAAACTAAGGATTAAGACCTTCGAGGTCGAATATGATCCCTCCGTAATCGAATCACTGACAGCAAAAGTAATTGAGGCACGTAAATATATAAACACCCTGATATGAAAACATACGAAATTGTAATTTTAGTCTTTTTCATCGTTTCCTGGGGCTGGATATTGAAATATCTATACCGGAACTACAAACAATCAGAAACTCTTGATCGTAAGGCACTCGAAGAAAAGCGCCGGCGCCAGGACGAATATAGGAGGCCTAAGAAATGAGAAAAGACGGCGAAAACATATCACCGCGCCAGCGTCTCACAGAGCAGGCGCACGCGGTGATACTCCTGGAACGGAAACAAAATAAGGTACCGATCCTGGTATGGGATGCTCCTAAAACCTGGGTCATGGTAGACCCGGAAGAGGATAATGAATCCGTCTTGGAACGGTGGGATAAAATTAGAAATCCGGTTAATCCGGTGGTGGAAGGAAAGAAATATAGTAAGTTACCGAAGATAAAACTGAATGTGAGATGATAAGCGAAGTATTTAATGAGGATTGTATGGAGGGGATGAGGCGTTATCCGGACGGATATTTCGAGCTGGCAGTGGTTGATCCGCCGTACGGAATTGGAGCAGATAATAAAAATAGTGTTAAAAAGCTACAAAGCAAAAAATCAAGCTCTTTATCTAAAGATTATGGAGAACAACAATGGGATGCAACCATACCAACAGATGAATATTTTAATGCGTTGTTTCGTATAAGCAAAAAGCAAATTGTGTGGGGTGCAAACTACTTCGGAGTAATTGGAGGTATGATTTATTGGCACAAAAACGTAACAATGCTGACATACTCCACAGGCGAACTTGCGTGGGTAAGCTGGCTCAATAAAATATCCTTTATTGATTTGACTTGGCATGGCATGTTGCAGCACGATATGAAGGATAAGGAGGTGAGAATCCACCCTACTCAAAAGCCAATACAATTATACCGCTGGATTCTGAAACATTACGCAAAACCTGGCGATAAAATTCTCGACACTCACTTAGGCTCAGGTAGCAACCGGATAGCCTGCGATATGGAGGGCTTCGACTTTACCGGCTTTGAAATTGACAAGGATTACTTTGATGCTCAGGAAAAACGATTTCAGAATTACAAAGCTCAGAAGCGAATCGAATTTCCGGAACACAATATTATCATACCTGACGTAACTTTATTTTAACCTCTCAGAACCAATAAGAGAATAATTTTGTATCTTTGTAATGCAATTAAGGCTTCCACAAAATGATAACATTTTCACGTAATAATTGCCCCTTAGAAATACCGACTCAGTCCTGGTGTGGAAGCCTTTAACTGATCGGTATTTTCTTTAGGGGTATTAAAGATATATGCTATGCAAATAGAAAAGTACAGCGGATTTAGTGCAGACCTTGCAGTTGCTGAAACTCTACAAGAAATTAAATTACTCGAAAGCAAGGCAGCAGCAGCGGCAGAATTTGCACGAAAAAATAAGGTTGGTATTGAGGAACAAAACCAATGGGGCAAATTCCGTGTAGAGATCGAAAGTAAAAAGGGCGAATGGCTCGACCGGGAATTTCCGGCGGGGGGTGCAAGAAATTTCAAGGTATCACCTATCGACCTTGAAATAATGCCGGTTACTAAAACTGAATCTTCAAACGCCCGCAAAGTATTCCGTAATCCTGAACTGGCTAACGAGGTGATGAAGGTGATTGAATCGCGAGGTGATATTATTACTCCTAATAAAGTTGCTTCTGAAGTAAAGAAGATTGAGCGCGCAGTAATAATTGAGGCCCAAAGAAAGGATATAGAAGCTAACTGCATAAATAGCACAACAGGTCTTTATGATGTTATATCAATCGACCCTCCATGGCCATATGGTCGCACTTACGACCCTGAAACATCAAGGGTTGCTAATCCATACCCTGAAATGAGTATTGAAGAAATTAAGGAAATAAAGCTCCCATTTTCCGATAATTCAGTTATATTCCTGTGGACAACACATGCATTCCTTCCTGATGCTTTCGACATATTAAACCATTACGGATTTACATATAAAGCAACTCTGGTATGGAATAAGGTTAATATGGGAATGGGTGCATGGTTCCGTATGCAGTGTGAATTTTGCCTGTTTGCAGTAAAAGGGAAACCGCTTTTTATAAATACTACTGAACGTGATATTATAATTGAAGCCAGGCGAGAGCATAGCCGAAAGCCGGATTTATTTTTTGAAATGGTCGGTAAGACTTGTAACGGAAGAAAGTTAGAATATTTTTCAAGGGAACAGAGACCTGGGTGGGATACATACGGAAATGATACTTTAAAGTTTTAAATTATGGAAGACTGGCAAGAAAAAAAAGAAGTAAAAAAAGGCAATATAGGAGAAAAAATAGTTCAAGATTTTTTAGAACAGAATAATTTTATTCTATATAAACCAGTTACAAACGGAGCGCACAAAATTGATTATTTTGCTCACTCAGGTCAAAATAAATCCGTTATTTGTTGTGAAGTAAAAACAAAAGCAAGAATGGCGTGGAAATGTAAAACCGGATTTAATATTTCGTGTTATAATCATTATAACGAACTTAAAATTAAACATAATATTAATACATTTATTTTTTTTGTAGATGATTTCGAAAAATGTGTTTATGGACAATGGCTTCATCTTTTAAATAATCCTGAATATATAAAGGATTCGATTGTGTGGCCATTAAATCAAATGAAATTAATCAGGAAACTTAACGAATACGAGATTAATGAAATACTTATTTATAGCCAAAGAAAATACGATTATTCAAACGTGATACCATTTTATATTTAAATTCTAACGCCATGCCAAAAGAATCAATTTATTTTTCTCATGACTACAGAGCCAGGAAAGGAGTAAATAATGTATAAGTTCCAATACTACCCAAATGATATTAATAGTTCTCATCCAGCAGGATGGGTAACAATTGATCAGTTTATTAAGGCAAACATAAACCCGAAGCCAGGAGTTATAAAATTATTTGATGCTATTCAAAAGGCTGGTGAAGATGGGAATAAAGAAGAAAAAGCTCGATTGAAAGAACACTTATATTCATTTACTCCATGCGTTAACGTTTCTGTAAGTAGGAAATATTCAGATATAATTAATTTTACCGGATTGCTTGTACTTGATTTTGATAAAATTGATAATGCAGAGGACTTCAAAGAATATTTATTTAATGAATATCGGTTTATTTATATATGTTGGATTTCACCTTCCAAAAAAGGGGTAAAAGCACTGGTACAAATTCCGATAGTAACAACGGTAGATGAATTTAAATCATACTATTACGGCATAGCTGAAGAAATGGAGCAATACGCTGGGTTTGATCCATCAGGGCAAAATTGTGTCCTTCCATTATTTCAGTCAATGGATAGGGAAATGTTAGTTAATCCGTTTCCTTTTCAGTGGATGGATAAGGGATTTAAAATGAATAATTTTGAAACAAGCAAACCGATACCAATTACATATACAGGAGAAAAGCGTGAATCTACAATATTAAAAATAATTAACACCGGAATTAATAAAATAGTTGATAACGGGCACCCACAGCTTAGATCGGTATGTTTGGCCATAGGCGGATATATTGCTAATGGATATATTGATTATTCAACTGCATTATCTGAAATATGTAACTGCATTGATATTAACTCATATCTAAAGAAGGGAATACGAGGATATAAAAAAACTGCTAAAGAAATGGTTGATTTTGGAATGACTAAACCGCTATCATTATGAAAAAGTATTCTAAGAAAAACTTTTTGAAGCCGGAAAATAGATACATCCGTGTCGGAATTGACTATTTCAAAGTAATTGAAAAAGAAGATCGTTACGGTATCATAAGAACAGAACTTAAAAAGTGGTCAAAAGATGAGATAAAACTCGACCATGGATCGAATATTTTAAAGGAAATAAATAAATATGATGACTTTATATTGATACCAAATAATAAGGATTATAACCAGGTATCAGGGGAATTTTATAATCTTTATGCCCCGTTCCAGCATAAACCTATTGAGGGTGATTGGAAATGGACGAAAGTATTACTTGAACATATTTTTGGAGAACAATATAAAATAGGGATAACATATTTACAAGTTTTGTATTTATACCCTAAACAGGCTCTTCCCGTATTAGTCCTTGTATCTAAAGAGCGGCAAACCGGTAAAAGCACTTTTATTGATTGGCTCCTTATGATTTTTGGGGCAAATATGGCTTTAATATTTCCAACAGATTTATCCAGGCAATTTAATGGAAGTTACTCAAGAGCAAATATTATTGCAATAGAAGAAACAATGATAGATCAAAGCCATATTGTTGAAAAAATAAAAGCACTTAGCACACAAAAAACTATTAACGCAAATTTAAAAAACGTTAATGACTTCCAAATCCCATTTTTCGGAAAAATAATACTTGCATCTAATAACGAGCGTAAATTTATGAAGGTTGATAGTGAAGAAATACGTTTTTTTATCCGAAAAATAAATATTCCTTCAATAACTAATCATAACATTCTCAACGATATGATTAGTGAAATACCAGCATTTTTATATTATCTGGAATCTTTACCGATACCGAATTTTCAAAAAAGCCGCATGGTATTTACTCCTGAAGAACTCGTAAACGATAGTCTTAAAAACGTTAAAAACGAATCACATACATGGCTATATAAATAACTTACAGCCATTTTTGAAGATCAATTTAATAATTACTTTGTTGGCGAACTTATGAAGGCAACAGCAAAAGAGATTAAAGATAATTTCTTTACACATAACTCCATTGTTTCAAGCTCATTTATCCGGGATGTTATGATCGACGAATTTAAGTTTATAAGACCAACTAAAAATGAATCTTATAAATCATTGAATTTAGATGTTTATAAGACTGGGCAACCGTTTTACATCCCAAAAAGTGAAATTTGCGTTATAAAGTCTGATATTGAAAATGATGAAAAAATAGCACTTTTGAACGAAAAAAACGCAAAAAATACTACAAAAGACGATTTTTTGAAAACAAGCCAAAAAACGTTATAAAGTCTAAACTAACTGATTATGAGGAGT